CCGCTGACAAGGTAGCGCAATCCGAAGAGAAACGTGCAGCGCAGGCGGCACGCCTAGCCCAGCGCGAAGACGAACGCTGGAACGATTTAAAGCAGAAGTCGCTTGCACGCTACGAAGTGCAGGCAGCGGCTGCTGAGAAGGCGTCACAGCGGCAGATGGCTGCAACAGAGCGTGCAGCCAAGCGCGAAGATGAACGCTGGAACAATGCGATCCAGCGAGCAAAGGCAGGGCTTGACGGCGTGCTACCGATTAGGCCGTCGCTGCAACGAATTGAAGCGAAGATCAACGAAGCGCCAGCGCACGCAGAAAGCGGCTTCAGCGGTATCCTTGCGGGTGGCAAGGAAGGCGCGATCTCCGCGCTCGGCCTTGGCGCGCTTGCAGGCGGTGCGGCGGCAGCCGCCGCGGCTGCGGTTGGCGCTGTTGCTTCGTTCGCAACACTCAGCAAGGTCATTGCCGAAACGTCAGCCTATGACGGATTGATCGCGAGGCTCGCTGGCGTAACAGGTGGAACCGAAGCGGCACGCGAGCAATTCGACAAACTAGAGAAGCTGTCAGACAAGACAATCTACACAGAGAATCAAGTTACTGAGGCTTTCATCCGTATGGAGCAAAACGGATTGAAGCCGACGGAGGCTACACTTACAGCCTTTGCTAATATCGCGTCTGCAACAGGCACGAGCATTGAGCAGCTAGCAGAAGCCAGCTTGGCAGCATCGCTCGGCAATTACAAAGGCTTACGCCAATTTGGCGTCAAGGCTGTGCAAGAAGGTGAAGGAATCAAGGTTACTTTCAAAGGAGTAACCAGCACAATAGGCAATAGTGCCGACGCGATTACACAGTACCTTGTGGGAATCGGAGAGACTGACTTTGCAGGCGCAGCCGAGCGCCAGCTAGATACGATGGGCGGCGCGGTTAAGAAGCTGGAAGACGCTTGGGGCGATATGTTCCGCGAGGTGGGGCGTAGCGCTGTCGGCGACTTTATCAAGACAGGCATGACCGAAGCGGCGAAGGCGATCAACCTCGCGACCGACGCACTAGAAGCCTTTCTTTATACAGCCTCGCAAAAGCCGAAATTTACAGGCATGAGCGCAGAACTGGCGGCATTTGCGAAAGGTGCAAGCAAGTGGGGCGCGGCACAGTCAGACGAAGAGGCGTCACTAGCTGACAAGGTGCAGGCTGCTATTGACCATCTCAACACGGGTATGCAGTCCACAAAGGATAAGGAACTGGCCGCGTATCGTGCGCGTGAAGCTGTCCTGAAGGATGCACTTGTGCAGGGTGTGCCTGGTGACATCGGCGCAGCACTCGACGAAAACAAGCGGCAGTATGAAGAAAGCGTCAACGGCGCAGGCGCGGGTACCAAGACGAAAAAGGCTGCGCGAACAATGAAAAAAGACTTTGACTATGCCGATCTAGCATATCGAAACGGTCAAGCGGCTAATGCTGCTTTCTTGCAGGAAGTAGCCGACTACGAAGCCGCGCAGGCTGCTGAATATGAAGCATTGAAGGTTACGCTTGCAAACAAGGAAGAGGCCGCAAAAGCTAGCTATGAGAAGCAGCGCCGCACGCTGGAAGCAAACATAGGGGCCGAAGGACAGGAAGAACTGTTCGCAGCCAATGAGGCGGCTTGGCAGGCACACCTTGACAAGATCACGGCAGACATTGACGAAGCTGCCGAGAAAAGCGCCGAGAAACAGCTTGCGATGCAACGCAAGCTCGAAAGCATCGGCATCGGCCCACAATCGCAGCTTCAGCTAATCAACAGCAAGACAGCAGGTGATCGCCACGAGCTTGGCGCAGCACTGGCGGACAATCTTAGCGGCAAGAACGGCGAAGCGCTGAAGCTGGAAGCCGAGCGCACCTACGCGCAGAAGTCAATTGACATTGAAAAGCAGCGCACAGAAGAGATCAAGAAACTGAACATGGAGCTAGCCGCGCAGTCTGTGCAGAATGCGGGTGCAATGTTCGGTAGCCTCGCCACTGTGATGAAAAACGCTCACGGCGAGCAGAGCAAAGAATATCAGACGATGTTTGCGATCCAGAAAGGCTTCGGTATCGCAGCGGCTGAGATTGCAATGTTTCAGTCCATGGCCGAAGCGAGCAAGCAGCCCTACCCCGCCAACATTCCGCTGTACCTGAAGGCAGCCGCGCAAGGCGCGGACATCATCGCGCAGATTTCCAGCACGTCGTTTAGCGGCTCCTACGATTCAGGCGGAACAATCAACAGCGGCAGCACAGGCGAAGTCGGCGAACGTAGGCCGGAACTGTTGATGGTGCATGGGCGCTCGCGCGTGCAAGGGCCTGCCACCGTGATCGGCGGCGAAGCTACGGCAGCTTTACTCGGCGGCGGCAAATCGGCTGCGCCTAGTTTCGACATACACTTGCACGACAACATCAACAGTGCTTTCGACCACTACATGAGCAGCACGCGAGGGAAGCAGGCAATTAACCTGCATATCAAGCGCAACGGCCCGCTAATTAGGTCAATTACGAGGTAATGCCGTGGAAGTGTGGACACACAGACCGCAAGGGCACGTGGTTGAAAGCCTGGAATGGTTGACTGACATTATCGCCTGCAAGGCAGGGGAAAAGCGCGCAAGCCTGCGCCCGCTGCCCCGCATGACACTGACGTTTGATCATCAATTCTCGGCGCGTGAGTACGGGCTTGCACGTGAGAAAGCGCGTCTTGTGGGCGGTGATCCGCTGTACGTTCCCGAATGGCAGCACCTGACAGACATTCCAGGGATCAGCGCGGGAACCGTTTCAATCCCTGTGAATGCAGCGCACATTCCCGCCTACAAAGTCGGCGGCTCGCTGCTCTTGTGGGAAGACTACGATCACTTTGAAGTGTGCTCTATTTCTGCAATAGGTTCAGGAACAATCAGCATTAGTGCAACAGTCAACAATTACGATTACCTTACTGTTGCGCCGTTGCGGGAAGGCACGTTCGCGCAGCCGTTCACAGGTAAGCGACCGCCCGCACACTACAACACGGCGCAGGCTGTTTTCGTTGTGACGGCAACAGAAGACATGTTCGATGCTTCGGCGACGCCGTACCTAGCCTACAAAGGCAAGGCGCTTGTTACGTCCAGCCGCGAAGGAATCAACGATCTAGAAGACACAATGGCGCGTGAGCTTGACGTTCTGGACTCAAAGACAGGACCGCTAATCAACTATCCAAAGCGCAGCGACGCAACGCTCGGAATGAGCGTTGCAATCACAGCGCAGACGGCAGCCGAATTGCTCAACCTGCGCTCTTTCCTCGCAACGCTGCGCGGGCGCTGGAAGTCCTTTTGGCTGCCAAGCTGGAATCACGATCTCGAGATCACCGCCAACATCGTGGCAGGCAATAACTATGTGCAAGTCTCGGCCATTGACTTCGCCAATACTTACGGCATCGGCTCGCACCTTGTTGTTGTGACAAAGACAGGCGGTTTTATTGCCTGGCAAGTGGCGAGCGTATCCACAGAAGTAGCAGGCAGCGAGCGCCTGCACTTCACAGGCGGCGTCTTTAGCGGCGGATTAGACATGGCGCTTGTGGACAGGGTTTGCCTGTTGACGCTTTCGCGCTTGGACGCTGATCGCATCGAATTGCAATACTTGCCGGGCCTGGCCGTGACTGTCGCAGTTCCTACAGTGGAGGTGCCAGCGTGAGCTACGAAAGTATCGATACATCAGTGCAAGACGCTGATCCTGTGCTGCTGTTTCAGTTCACGCGCGCCGGTACTACTTGGCGGTACTGCGCGCTGCCTGTTGCGTTTACTGCGCTTGGCGAGACGTGGCTTTCTGCTGTTGTTAGCTTGTCAGATAGCCTCAAGCAATCAGGCGACATTTCCAAGAACGATGTGAATGTCACGCTGCCGATCAGCAACGCAATGGCGGCGGCGTTCATCGCCTACGCGCCCGATGCCGTTACGTCGCTTACCATCTTCCGCACGTATTACTCAAACCCAACAGTAGGGCGCGCCGCCTGGAAAGGGCGCGTGCTTAGTTCTTCGGTAGCAATTGCAACAGTTACACTTAACTGTGAAAGCGTGTTTACGTCTGCGCGGCGAATGGGCCTTCGCCAAGTCTACTCGCGCAAGTGTCGGCACGTGCTTTACGGGCCGGGCTGCAACGTCAATAGAGCATTGCACGCTGTTGCTGTTACGGTCAACAACGTGACAGCAAACAAAGTCACATGTGACGTGCTCTATGCGACCTACACAGGCGGCAGCATCAAAGCCGCAGACGGCACGCTACGCAGGATCATCGGTCAGGCGGGCTATGTGCTGACGCTTATGCGGCCAGTGCCGAGCCTTATACAGCAGTTTGCTGACAATCCTGGCGGCTTCGCTTCCACGCTGTATCCAGGCTGCGACAAGTCCACAGCGACTTGCCGTGACGTGTTCCATGCGCTTGGCAATCACGGCGGCTTTGCGGGAATCAACGGCGTTAACCCAATGGACGGTGTGACCAATGCGTTCTAGGAAAGGCAACTAAATGGGCGCTTGGATCATTGTTGGGCTCACTGCTGTGGCCTATGCTTACTCGCTTTACAAGGCATCGAAGATCGGCGCACCGAAGCTGGCCACGCAGCGCTTTGACGGACCTACCGCCGAAGAGGGAATAGCGATCCCGGTCGTCTTCGGCACAGCTACTGTCAAGAATCCTAATACGACAGCTTTTCTCAATAGACTTGTGCAGGATTGGAAAGACAACGGAACGAACATCAAGCTATACAGCGCCAGTATGCAAATGGGTATCTGTCACGGCAAAGTCGATGCTTTGCTTGACGTGCTGATCGGCGGTAAGTCAGCGCTATTGAAGAATGATCCAACACCCGACAGCAACGTGTTGAACATTGGTGCAACAGACCATCAAGGCGATTCGCACAATACCCCAAACTTTGGCGGCGATTTTAAGTTAGGATTGGCAAACCTGACTACCGTCGACACAGGCACCGCCGACTTTCTCGCTGAAAAACTTGGGATGCCTTCAGGCATAGGACCGCACTACAGTGGCGTATGCACCGCAATGCTGAAAACGGCGTGGTTTGCACAGTCGCCTACTGCGGCACCGCTTGCCTTCACGGTGAAGCGCATTCACACAAGGCACGGCGGGACGGCGGAACAATGGTACGACGCGAAAGCCGAGATTTTGCCAAGCATCCGCAGCCGCGAAGACTTGTGGAAATACAAGCTAGTCACGAATGCGGACACGACAGATTACAGTGGAACAGGCGTTGACGATTCGGATTGGAGCCAAGGAAAAGGAGGATTAAGTAACGGATCACAATTCTGGAAGCCATCCGAAGAACTGTCTGACTACACGACAGTTCCGCGCGTGCTTACGTGCGTCGCAGGCACGACACTAGGCGGCCAGCTTATCGGCGGGCACCCTAACTATTCTGTGCCTGAAGGCATGAAGATTTGGGTGCGTTGGACCATGGGTCCAATGCCTAAGTTCCCGACCGTCGCGCAGTTGTGGCATGACGACAGCGCAAAACTGTGGGTTAACGGCAACGCTGTCACGCTGACACCAGCAAACATCGATTTGACGAAAGAACACTTCACGTCAACGGCTATCATCCCCGCCGCGTACCTCGACGACGCCGGACCCAACGTGATCGCCTACTGCGTGCAAGACAGCTATGCCGCCGACGGTGTTACCAAGATTGGGACTAGGGATCTGATCTACGCTGGTATTCAGATCGGCGCGGCTGTTGGCTCTGAACCACCGGCAGGCGTCGGCAACATGAACCCGGCGCACATGATCCGCGAAGCGCTGACGGATCGTATTTGGGGCATGGGCTACGGCGATGCCGACATTGACGCCGCGTCTTTTACAGCGGCAGCCGATACGCTGTACGCCGAAGGGCTTGGCCTGTCTGTTGTGTGGTCGCAGCAGATGTCAATCGAAGACTTCATTGACGACATTAAGCGCCACATTTCAGCCGTTCTTTACATCGATCCGACCACGGGCCTTTTCACGCTGAAGCTGATCCGCGAAGACTACGCAATCGAGGATCTTCCTATTCTCGACGAATCCAACATTGTCGAGATCGAGGAGGCTACGCGCAAGCAGCCAGGCGAGCTAATTAACTGCGTGACTGTTACATACACTGCAAGCCTGCGCGGCGATCAAGGAAGCACCGATCCGCAGTACGATGACGGGCTTGTGGAAATACAAGGCGGCGTTGTCAGCACACAGATTGACTACCCTGCAATCACGTCGCCTGTAAATGCGGCGAAGCTGGCGTTGCGCGATCTGCGGATGCTGTCTGCGCCGTTGCTCACTGCTCGCGTTGTTGCTGATCGCTCGGCTGCTGACTTCTATCCCGGAAAGCCGTTCATACTTCGCTGGCCTGACCTTGGCTTCCTAGATTTCGTCATGCGCGTTGACGAGCTTGACACAGGCGACGGCATCGACAACAAAGTGAAAATCACTTGTGTTGAAGACGTGTTCTTTCTTCCGTCGCAAGCTATTGTGATGCCGAATGACCCTGTTGGCTTGTCACCCATCGCAGCGCCGACACCTACTGTTGCAACGGATGAATTTCGCACGGCCCTGACTATTGATGTGCGCAATCGTGGCATGGTTGAGACTGCGTTTCACGATGCCGCTTGGGGCAACGGCGGGCTGTGTGGAACGTTCACCGAATCTGAGCCTGGCGTGCTTGTGCGAAACTTCACGGGGCCGCTGACGGCGGGCATGTTTGACGACATCGATCCTTTTACCGGCGTAAGCGGCGGTGCGGGGTATACGTCGGGTGAGCAGTGGATGATCGGACGCACGGTCTTTGCCTTTGCGCTTGCCGGCGACGTGTCAGGCGGGAAGAAGTTTCAGGGCGCGTGGATCGTTGACGACATCGGCGGGCACTACGAGGGCGCGGTCTTTGTCAGCACTTACGCGCGCATGCACCGCGCGACCAGCTTCAATGCCAGCGCAGACTTCATTAAAGACATGGTATTGCAGGTTCGCAACGGCACGGCCTACGGCGGGCACTTCCTGCAATTGAACACTGCGGGCGTTGTGCTTGGTACTACTGAGCAAGCGTGGTCAGACGAAGGCGCAGACTTCACCTTCACAGATACCTACGATTTGCTACGCGACGATCAGTTTGCCGGGCGGCAAGTGTCGCCTGATTCATTCCTTGTTGTCTCTAAGACAGGGCGCATAGCCGACTTGCAGGGCTTCGCGACGCTCGCGCTGAATGCTTCGCGCATTCCGGCCGGTCGATGGTCAGCCACGCCGCAAGGCTGCACCTTGAGCGGCGGCGATGCTGGCGCAACCACCACGCTGGGTTTCAAGCTCTTTCGTGCGGGCGCTGTACCTGCCGCGCTGTTTGAGCTTCAAACAGCAGCACTGCTTGACGGCTTCAATCCGCTAGGCCAGCCGCTGCGCTACGAAGCGCCAGCGTACCCGATGACGCCTGCTGATCGTCTTGTGCTTATTCCTACGTTGCACACGACGTCCACAACTCCTGTTACGGTGTCGCTGCTATTCAGCGCAGCAAATGCAATCACGCTGCAAATGCCGAAGGCTGTAACTAACTCGATTTTCCCGCCTACTGAAGACTGGTTTGACGTAACGATTGTAGACGGTGTGATCTCGGACTTCAGCGACCACAGACACTTGCGCGTGCACGGTGCCGGGCCACTTGTGGGAATCGACACAACAACGTCCACAGGCGGCACGCACCTTAGTCTTTCATTCGTTGAAGACGTGACAATCACAGCAGCAGGCACGCCGACAAGCGGCGCGCAAATCAAGACAAAGAAACTCGGCTCTGTGTATCAAAATGCCGACGCTGCTGCTGACGCTATTGTCGGCGTTGCGCTAATGACCGACTCGGGCAGTTTGAAATTCTGGCAATTAATTGGAGGTTAAAACATGATCCGCACGCGCGCTCTATTGCTTGGCTGGTTTATTGTTGCGCTCGCGTTCCCGCAGCGCGCGTGGGCCGTCACGACCGCCGAAGGCAGCGATGCTAGTGGCATGATGTCAGCCGCGCCGATGCTCGACAAGACCACGCACAGGGTGAAGTGCGAGCAGGCGACGCGCGGGCCAACGGTCAAGCTGCCTGGATCATCCGCGACAGCTTGGAACGCGTGCGCATCCGTGACCACGACCTACGCCGACTACTGCGGGAACGTGGCTAACGGAATTCCGTGTCTGGACAGCAATACGAAAGTGGACGTTTCGGTGCTGCCTGCGAGCGTGCAAACCGGCACTGGCGTCACCGGCTATTTTCCCGTGTGGGCGAGCGCGAATCAGCTTTCGGTGTCTAAGCTATTTGAAAACGGCAATCTCCTAGAACGGAAAACAGTAGGAGCGCAGACCATCATGCTGTACGCATTCTCTGCTACCGCCAGCGCCGCAGCGTCCATTTATCTTAACAAGTCGCTCGGGGCTACGCTTGATTCGCTGGTGACGACCACCGACGGGACAACCCTCGGCTCGATTTATGCCCGTGGCGTTCGCACTGACAATGCCTACGGAACGGCAGGCTGGTTGCAGTTTGTGCAAAACGGATCAGCGACCGCCACCGGCATCCCAGCGCGCTTGCGCCTGTATCTGGGCAATAGTTCAACGACGTGGCCTCTGGTCTTGGACGTCACGTCAGAGGCGGCGACGTTCAATGTGCCACTCAAGCTCAACGGTGCCACCTCCGGAACCGTCACGATCCAGCCCGCCGCCGCCGCCGGCACGTGGTCACTTACGCTTCCCACGACGGCAGGCAGTTCAGGCCAAGTCTTGCAAACCAACGGAAGCGGCGTTACGACGTGGGCGTCGGTGCTGACGCCGGGCATGGAGTTGCCACGGACGATCTACTACGCGTTCAATGTGTCGGGTACATCGTACGCACTAGGCAGTGCTGGCAGCGATACCACGAGTTCGACAACGGCGTCTGTCACCTCGACACCTTCCGTTGTCGTCAATTCGAGTTCAAGCGGAATCGGCCCCGGCTTGGTGTTTTGGCCAGCAGGGTCGTACAGGGTACGACTGTGGGCGGGGATGGCTAGCGTGTCGGCATCTGTCTACATCACGGTGGCGGCGGGATCGACGGTCATTGCAACCAGTCCTACCATTACAGTTGCTACCGGAGGCGTTGCGCCCTACGAGTTGGTCGCCACTGCCACTTCTGACTACCACTCAACGTCGCCCGCTGCACTGTTAGTCAAGGTCTATGCTAGTTCTGCGAGCGCAAACAACATGACCATCGGGTACGGTGGTGACAACGCAACAATGGTCGTGGCCCCGTGGTCGGGATTTTCCATCGCGTATCCATCGGCACCAGGAACGGAAACCCCCGGAGTGTCGGGTACACCCGCCAGGTCTGACCACGTCCACCCTGCGCAGACCCACGCATCGGATGACCTGCTAGCCACGACCGAGATCGGAGCGTCGGGTGGTGACTATGCTTGGGCCTACCGCACGGGGACCGATACCACAACGAACACAGCGACGGGGACAAGCACGCGTTGCCCACTGAACCGCAACTGCACGATGGTCCGCACGTCAACCACGACCGCAACCGCGACAGTCACCAACTCGGTCAACGGGCACGCCATCAGTGGTAACCCTGTCCTCGTAACGGCAGACCTGGCCGACGGGCTCGCGCGTCCGTCAGCGCCGCCCTACTACTGTGGCGGCGAGGGAACCGCTCTGACTAGCCCGTCACCAGGAACCACACAATGCACCAGCGTTGTGCCTCCAAGTCGCACTGTCTGCGGCCACGCACTGTACAGCAACGTGACATGCACAGCAAGCGACGTTGGCGCAGACGCAAGTGGCGCAGCGACAAGCGCAGTCAATGCAGCAGTCAATGGCACTTCCGGCTATCTTGCTTACTTTTCAGGCACACACACAGTGGCCAGCGCATACCCTGCGGGAACAACACCCAATTCGGGTTACGTTCCTGTTGCTGATAGCGCGGCACGGCTAGATGGCTGGGTGTCCGGTTACAAGATGGTCAGCATGGCAATGTCTGCGGCGGGACCATCGGCTGACCTCACTACGGATTCATCGTGGGACAACATCGCGGCATACACCGTACCGTACTACACCGGGGCGACGACGATCGAAGTTGATGCCGATGCCACGATCCAAGCGGCGGGTGGGGGTGCAGGAACTTCATGCTGCATTCAGGTGCTCTACGACGATGCCACGGTCCTAGGCGGTAATTCGTGCTTCTCAGTTCCGGCGAGCATGACCCAATACAATCACTTGCATGTGTCAGGCATGAAGAACCTTTCAGGCAGCGCAGACGGGCACCTAATTCTGACTCAGGTGTATTGCGCTATCTCAGGGTCTGGAACCGTGCCCGCCCACTACGCTGGGATGCGTGTGAAGCTCTGGAAGTAGTCGCGCACCACCAAGGAGCACCCATGGACGCAGCAATCAAAGCACTAAGTGGATCCGGAACCCAAGGGGCGGTCAGCGCCGCGATTGCCCGTAGGCGCGCTATGCGGCTAGTGTGTACAGACGCGAATCTCAGACACCGCGCCCTGCTGCGCAGCCGCGCAGGCGTCAGCGTCGCGCACGACAAACAGGCCTGCGCCGCAGATCACGTCGTAGGCCGCGCCGGGCTGCGCTTCGCCGTTGAGATACCACACGAGATCGGCGCACGACAGACCGGCAGGCACGCCGACGGCGCAGGTTTTCGAGGGGCTGGGCAGCGCGATAGCCTCGCCGCAGTTGCCTGTGTCAGCGACGGTCAAGCCTCCCACGTCGCAAGCGGCCATGAGAAACATAGTGACAGTTAGCGTTATCTTTGATAGCATGGGAACCAACCTTTCAAGCCAAATTGTAACAGCACAGTGGAGCAAGTCAAATGCAAAACGATCCTAGAGTAACGCGCCAAACCACACAAGCAATCGCAGCGCTACTATTAGCTGCGGTTGGTCCGGCTATCATAGCCAAGCCGTTTGACTGGCGCGTTCTGGTTGGCTCGCTAATAGCAACGCTGGTTGCTCTGCTGACAAATCCGCGACTTGTTGCGGGCGTCGAAAATGTCATGCCCGCAAAAGGTAGCTCAACCTATGTTGTGGACACCGCAGCGCCTGCGCCTTCGCCCACACCTACGCCGGTCACTTCACCGCAAACGCCGCGAGCAAAAGACAGCGGCGTTGTTGAACCAAGCGTTGTGCTCACGGCGATCTTCTGCGCGCTCGCCTGCGCGTTCGCTTGGCTATTTGGTGCGAGCATGGCGCACGCCGAATGCCAAACGGTTTCGCCGACGGTTTACCGTTGTGGAAAACTAACGCTGCAACCGAGCTTTGCCGCAGCCGCTGGGCAAATCAACGTGCGCAAGGCTTTGGACAGCGGGCTCGGCAGCGCCTATCAGCGCGTATCGCTGCTTGCAGGCTACGGTGTGAGTTACCACGGCGAAGCCTTGACCGTCGGCGCGTCTGTGTATGGCGGCGTGGGGATCGCTGCCAATCAACCGAATGCGCCACAAGCAAACCTACTGATCACGTTCGCAGACATGATCGGGATTGGGCCTGGCGTGACGACGTTCCAGCGCGAAGACGGCACGCGCGTTTACCAAGCACTGATCTCGCTAGCTGTCAACTATTCAGCAGGCGGCACGACGGCTAAGGTTCTGCCTTGGATGGATCGTCTGATCGCAGCTTGCGTCGGCGCGGCTTGTGTGCTTCCGTAGGCGGTCTAATCTTGACTTTGCACAAAAGTTGTGCTTCGGCGTGAACTAAGTTAGTGTCTCCGCATGCCTATCGTTCAGCCTGCGAAACGCATTCACAGCCCTACCAACGGATCTCAGCTTGTGCTGACTTTCCTGGCGAGCGACCGCGTAGAGGATATGCGCGACGTGACAGACATCGCGCTGATCATGCGCTACGAAGACACAGGCACCGAAACGGCACTAGCAGCTACCCTAAGCGCAGCGACAGCGGCGAGTGTGAAGGCAACGCACATATGGGTGGTTCCTGAAACCGGCGCATCTAGCGTGCAGGCACAAGAGCTAGGTGTGTACTCGTTTCGCGGCTTGGCCACCTTGACAGGTGGCGCGCTTGCCAAACTGGCCGACGATCCTGTATACGTAAGAGTTGTGCCTGATAATCAACCAATTGACTGAAGGGAAAAGCAATTATGAAAGAATCCGCAAATAGTCTTCACACCGCCAACGCTGCTCGCGTAGTCCTTGCTAACACAGGAAAGCTACGTATTTACAGTGGCTCTGTTCCGGCTAACGTCGCAGCCGCACTTGGCGCTGCTGTGATGCTTGTTGAGCACACGCTTGCTGCTACGGCATTCACTGACACCAACGGCGTTGCCACTGCGGCGGCAATCTCCAACGCTACGAACGCCGCGAGCGGCACTGCATCATTTGCGCGCGTGTACGCGAGCGACGGCGCTACGGCGCTTTGGCAAATGGCTGTAGCAACCAGCGGCGCGGAAGTGACGGTTCCTTCGACCACGTACACGTCTGGGCTCACGTCCACGATCACGTCGGTCACTGTGACCCAACCTGACGGCGTGTAGCTGAATCTAGCAACTAAAGGAAGCGCTTTACATGGCTACACCATACGCAGTGCGAACGTCGTCAGACACTCGATTTGCGTATGGTGGCTTTGGTGCAACACATACCGGGTTGCGCGTAGCTGCGTGGTTCAAGTTACCCGACCCTGGCGCTTCGCCGTGGACTCGCAGCGACGTGATGCTGTTCAATATTCACGACGCTGCCTATTACTCGTCAGCCAAATGCTACGCGGTCCTAGGCTTGGACTTCGCGCCAGGGTCTGGAAGTTCAGTTAACGTAAAAGTAAAATTTAATCCCTATGTTTCTGGCGCTGGTTCGTTAGTTGCCTCCTACTCAACCGGCACCTTGAACGTCACAGATGCCGAAGCAAAGGGCTGGATAAGGGTTGTAATCCAAATCGCCAAGGGCGCGTCGTCGATGGATGTTACGGCCTGGCTACAATTTGGTGCAGGCGGCGCGATGCAGGGGCCACTTACGTGCTCCATGCCCGCCAGCGCCGCCATTGCGATAGACAGCGGATTCACCCTTGCAAACCCTGAAACGGTAATGTTCGGAGATTGGGACAACAGCTACACAAACGCCGTTGCAGGTGACTGGTTCCACATCAGTGTTTCCGACGCCGGAACGACGCCAAGCAATGCAGCACTGAACGCGCTGGCGATAACAAATGCAGGCGATACAGGCGCTCTGTATGATGCGCGATTTGAATGGCTGTCTGGCGCTCCTGTGGGTACAGATCAGAGCGGCCATAGCTACGTTATTTCCGGCGAAGGAACGCAGGCTCAAGGATCCCTAGCACCTATCGCGGACGCTGTTGCGGGACAGATAACTATTGTGGCAAACGCCGCAGGGGCTACGGCTGCGGCTACCGTCGGACAACGCGCGGCGATCACGACGGCCGCCAACGCAGCAGGATCTGTTGCTGCTGTTGTTGCGACGACTACGCAAGCGGGAGCAACAATTGCAGCACAGGCAGCAGGAACCGCTGCTTCAGTAGCAGTAGGGCAAAGGACGCCAGTTAGCGCGGCAGCACAGGCAGCAGGAACCGCTGCTTCAGTAG